GGATGTGCCACCTATTCAGCGATCAAATTAGAAACTAGAGAAAGTCAAGCCGCTGGCTGGATGATTGCAAATGAGTTCCAGAGCGCGTTTAACGGCGACTTGGTTTTCAGAGGTCGCGACGGTGGCACATCCTCAGCGGAAGTTTTAAGGCTGAAATCAAACAGCAACGCCACATTCAGCGGCTCCGTGGGCATCGGGACTAGCAGCATAAATGCAAACTTAGAGATTCGTGGTTCGTCCAGTAACGGGCAAGTGCGGCTGGGAGGAAGTACCTCCGGAGTCTACGGAAAACTTTACAGTGACAACGATGGGGTATTCATTGTTTCGGCAGACTCTGGGAATGCGGCGGCAAACAGCTATTTCGGCGTTGAAGTTGATGGCAGCGAAGCCATGCGCATAAGCGGCGGCGATACAACATTCAAAACAAGTGCTGGGCATTTATCAGTAGAAGCATTGGGAGGCGGCTCAGTATTGCTCAATTCTAATGGCTCAATGGGAATGAATGTTGCTTCTGGTTTTAGCTACGAAATAGATGTCGGTGGCAGTGAAGTCATGCGCATCAACAGCACTGGCGTGGGCATCGGTCAGTCATCGCCCAACAGAAACCTTCATGTCAGCGGAGGAAGCGCAGACACATCCATCGGATTAACCAACACGGCTTCTGGTCATAACGCCGCTGATGGCTTCAGTATTACAATTGAAAATCCTACTCCAGAAGTTGCTATCCGTCAGCGTCAAAACCAACCGATGAAGTTCTACACCAACAACATCGAACGCATGCGCATCGATAGCAGCGGCAATATCACCCAAACATTTTCAGATGGTTCAAACGTCACTGCTGGCAACATGCCTAGCGTTACCGGCTATACGCTGACGAACACAACTAACTCCAATGGCTCTGGCGCTAAATTAGAGTTTTCGCTGAACAACGGTAGTGCTAAAGCAGCAATTGCGGCAGAGCAAAGCGCGGCAACTTCTTCTAGCTTGAATTTTTATACAGAAAACAGTGGCACCTCGGCCGAACGCCTACGAATTGACGCGGCTGGGGCGTTTCAGATCGGAGGTACGACGAACGCTGCATTCATAGATTTTGATACCAACGCTTTGCAATTCAACACGCAGCGAAACCCTAATACTGGCGCTTTTGTAAACACCGGCAAATCCCACGCGGGTATTACGTTGTTTGGCGGAAGTGGCGACAGCTACATAAAGTTTTATACCACTAATGCCAATAACAGTGCTGCTCCGGAGCGCATGCGCATCGACAGCAATGGCAGATTGCTAGTCGCAAAATCATCCTCAGCATTTGGAACGGTAGGGCATGAACTTGATGCTCTTGGTCAGGTTAGCACAACGGCAGACGGTAGGACTGCCGTATACTTAAACAGACTAAGTAGTGACGGAAACATTTTGCAGTTTCATAAGGACGGGACAGAAGTTGGCACAGTTGTCTCTCGTGGAAGTGTCGCTACATCGTTTGTTTTTGATCCACGCTCAAATGGCTCAGGGTTGAGTGGGGGTACGAGGCAAATTCAACCCACAAATGAAGACGGCGCAGTTGTCGATAACATACTTGATATTGGTTCAGGAACGACTCGTTTTAAGGACATATACGCCACTAACGGCACCATTCAAACTTCAGACCGTAACGAAAAGCAGGACATAGAAGAACTATCCGACGCAGAGCAACGTGTGGCTGTAGCCGCTAAAGGCTTACTACGCAAGTTCCGTTGGAAGTCTTCTGTAGAGGAAAAGGGCGACGATGCCCGTATTCACTTTGGAATCATCGCACAAGACCTGCAAGACGCATTCACAGCCGAAGGCTTAGACGCTGGACGCTATGCAATGTTTATTTCAAGCACATGGACAGACGAAGAAACAGGCGAAGAATGTACACGGCTTGGTGTGCGCTATTCAGAGCTTTTAGCGTTCATCATTTCAGCAATTTGAGGAGAACAACTAATGCAATGGCAAGTATCAACAATGGAAAGAACCCTAAACGACTCAGAAAGTGGTTTAGAGGGGGTGGTCAACATACTGCACTGGCAGGTAACGGACAGTCAGACAGTGGATGAGATTGTCCACTCAGGCCGCTGCTACGGCACTGTAGGGCTAGAAGCGCCAGATGCGGACAGCTTTACTGCTTACTCAGACATTTCTCACGATGATGCTGTAGAATGGGCTAAATCTGCTCTTGGCGAAGAAGCGGTATCCCAGTATGAGGATAGCGTTGCCAGCCAGATAGAGTTATCCAAGAATCCAGTTCAAGCGAGTGGTACACCGTGGACTTAATAGATTTATTCAACGTTGCTACGGCAGCAGTTACATTAGCGAGTGCAATCACTGCGCTAACGCCGACTCCGCAGGACGATGCTCTAGTGGCTAAGGCGTACAAGCTACTAGAATACCTCGCACTGGTATGCGGTAGAGCGAAAGAATGACCAAAGAAGAGCGCAACCTAGCCCTAGATGCTTTAGAGCGGATCGCAAAGCATGAGAAAGAATGCGGCGAGAGATGGGGCGAAGCTGTAGTGGAGTTAAAGCAACTCCGAGCAGCAACGGATGCGCACGCGGCCAGATGGGAGAAGCTGGCTTGGTTAGTAATCACAACAGCCCTTGCAACGGCTGCAACAGTAATCACAACACATTTGGTAGGGTAATATGTCTCAGGAAAATGCAATTAAGATCCCAACGTGGGCGCTGCCAATCGTGGCGGCTGCTGTTTCATTCTTGATGGGCTACGGGGCTATGCAAGCGAATGCTGCTGCAACCGAGAATACCGTCAGCCGTATTGAAGCTGAAGTCCGTGAGGCGGCTAAGAAAGCTGAAGAAGCTGGTACAACGGGAAAATTAAACGAGCAAGCCATCCAGCAGATAACCAGAAATCTCAGCGAAATGCAGGAAACCGCCAAATCCAGCGACCAGAAGTTGCAACAGCTCATCAATATAATGATCCAGCAAGCGCAGAACTAGACCCGTTTCCGTTCTTTGACCCCACATTAAAGTGCGATTTAAGGCACTGGGAGATGCTAAGAACGTTATACGGAAAAGCACGTAGAGACGCCGCTATAAAGTGGCTGACTGACGCGCAGCAGACCTGTAGCTACGGCGCTAGAATATACGTTCAGAACAGCTTGCATCGGTATCTGGCGGGGGCAGTTAATCGACGGATTGAGCTGCTCACTTGGACGTTGCAGGCTCCACAAGCCAAGAAGACGCAGGTTATCACCAAGAAGCGAGAAATATAAATGCCGGAGATGCTTGTTTATGTTTTGCTGATGTACGTTGGTGGAGTGCAGGAGCCTAGCTTCCAAGTACACTTCCGCACGTTGTCGCAATGCAGCAAGCACAAGGTAGCGATAGAACATCAGAGCGGCGATGATTTTCCGTACATCTTTCCCAAGACCAACCGCTTTAGCCTAGTCTGTATGCCGAAGGTAATTACATCTCGGCAAGCTGGCACCGAAATCATATTTCACGACTTGCCTGATGTGGAAGTAGACGATTAACCTTTTAGCTGTCATCCAATAGGTTATTTGTTAAAGTATCCCCTCAACCAAACGGGGACAAAAATGATCACAATTGATGACGTTACTTACGCTGAGGAAGACCTGACCGAAGAAGCGAAGATTAGGGTTAAGAGAATCCAAGAACTGCGCGGCCAGATTGATGCTTTGATGATAAACTACGAAGAGATCCAAGCAGCGATAAGTCATCACGCGGGCAAAATCAAAGAGGTGATGGATGTATCAGTACAATCCGACGAGGCCAACGACTGAGTTTTTATTTGATGTCGCTAAAGGCAACATCTGGGACACCACTGCGGTTAATATATTTGGGTTCAACCGAGCCGTAGGGACATCTTTTGAAACCATCTGGAATAACGGAGCTTTATACGCCTATCCATCTTCTGCCGTTGCAATGTCAGTGGCAAGTTCTGCATCTGGCGATACTGGCTTGCAGGTTAAAATTACGGGACTCGACGCAAACTATGCTGAGGTCACTGAAACACTAACCACTGATGCATCAGATGGCACGACTGCGGTAACTGGCAGCGTATTATTCTATCGGATCAACAGTGCGATAATCTTAAACGGTAACGCTACTGGGAACATCTCGATAACGAATGGCGGCACAACGTATGCCTACATTGAGGCGACGTTAGGAACTACGCAGAGTTCCGTATATTCTGTCCCGGCTGGGCATAGCCTGTACCTATTCCGCATTGATGTTAACTCTGCAACGGCTAACGGTAATCAGTATTTGGTTATCAGGAATGTTGTGACTAACAGCGCGGGGAGAACCCTAAAGGTGGCTGAGGCTACGTTTTCGGATTCGCAGGTTAGCTATGACCGACAAGTACCATTTAAGATAGCGGAAAAGACCGACTTTCACTTTGAGGCTAAATCCAGCGCATCGAGCAACGAGATCGCCATATTCATTGAGGCCATATTAGTCCGCGACTAAGACTTCAAGAATCCGCGTTCTTTGGTTGTAAAAACCGATCCCTTGGTTGGCGCTCGCCACAACAGTAGTTCATCAGGTTGTGGGATATCAGCTAACGCGCTGCGGGCTGCATCTTTATCTTCTTCCAGACAGGCCAGCTTAAACTCTGAGATTGAATCCCAGTTACGCTTTACAGCATCCAGATAATCGACAAAGAATTCCAACGGAACCGTCTGCCGATCATCGGACACCGTAGCGCCATAGAGATCCTCTTCACTTACGGTTGTATCGGTCATACATTTCATCAATTTCAATGGCGTTGATAATTGCCATAATTCGGCCTTTTAGCTTCATTAGTTCGGCAATCTTATCCACACCGTTCAGTTCCTCCCATCTAGCAGGGTATTTAATCTGTACATACCGCTGGTCGATTGAGACTTTATGCGCCGCCGTCAAAACGGCACATCCTCTAGTAACTCACCCTTGGTCGGCATCTCAGTCTTAGGCACTAACGGCTCGCTGGTTGGCTTCCAAGTGTTAACCTCAAAATACCAGCTACCCTTTTGGCTTTCTTTCATGTCGATCTTGATTTTCTCAGGCTGAGATTCTAGCCATTTCACAAGATCAGCCGTGTGGATCACCACATTGGCTTTGATAAAGTCCGGCGACTTCTCGTTTGGCTTAAAGGCTCGCAGACCATCTACGAATTGTTTTTCCACTTACATTGCTCCTAGTAGGGTTGAGATAAAAGCTGACACAACAACAGACGCAAACACGCATGTGCTGATAATTTTTTCGGGGCTTATTACGCTCGATTTAGGCGTTTCGACCTCTACCCTTTGGGGTTGGGTCTCTTCGACGGTAATTCGTTTAATTGGGGCTTTATAAGCCGTTGTACGGGCTTTATATCGACCCTTATCGGTACGGATCAAGAACCCGCGCTGGATGCAGTTGTCCAACGCTTTCTTAACCTGTTTTTCACTGGCGTTTTTGTGCGACTTTCTGACTGTCTGGATGATGGCTTTAGTCGTTACGCCTAGATCGTGGCCTTGGACTCGTTCGACCACGATTTTGCTGATTCCGTTCTTTGGTAACTTCATGCTGTTGGCCTCGGTAGTTTCTGATCGTACTGCTCTGGCGATAGCAATGGCCCGTCACGGTAAAGATAGCGAGCTACCCCGAAAGATACCGCTGCGCGTTTGAATGCGTCACTGAATTGACCCTTCTCGCCTTCGATACTGGTTTCACCAGCGCCATCGGATTTGGCTATCCACTGATCGCCCATCTTGATTGATAAAGTACAGCAGCAGTTGCCGCCGATCTCTGAGTAGTGCGATTGCCAACCATCTGGGCCAACTACAGCATCGAGCCTAGCCATAACCTGTCGCGCATCGACATAGGAAAGCATCTTGCCTCCCGGCCCCTTGCGCTCTTTGACTTGGTTAGTAGGCCAAGGGCGTTTTAGTTCCCAAGAAATAAGTTCTGCGCTTTTGGTCATATCAGCCTCGGTGAATTTGGGTAGTGGTGAATCTTGAACGATGGCCTCTAGCTCATCGAACACCTCGGAAAACTTCATTAGTTCGTCTTTGACCTTCATGGCGTCACCTCGGTAACCGTACCAACGGCATAACCATCTTGATCCGCAATGGTAGAAAAGCCATCGTGGTTTAGGTCGAGTTCGGAATATGACCACTGATTGCGCGGTCTGAGTGTTTCGCCGACTAATCGGTCTAGCTGGGTCAGGCCAAGAACTGAGTGAGTATCTTCGCCAAAGATAACAACATCGAACTCGCGGTCTGCGTCATCGAGTGGTTCTTGGTTGAATGGTGCGCGTGGATTAGCGCGGTCTTCATCGGATCTACAAATCATAGGTTTCCCCTGTCTTAGTGTTTCTCGTGATCGGCTTCCCAACCGATACAAGAATAATAAACCCGTCGTTTAGGAAAATAAAGGTTTATTTTTAGTTTTAGCTGATTTAAGATCGCCCGATGGATCAGGAAGTTTTCAAAAGAATCAAAAAGTATGTTGGGACGCAGCGCGACTTAGCGAAGCATCTCGGCGTGCAACCTCAGGCAATCTCGAAGTGGAAGCGAACGCAGATCCCTGCGACTAGGGTGGTTGAGATTGAACGACTAACTGGTGGGAATGTAACTCGCCAAGAGATTCGGCCTGATGTATTCTACGGTTGAGCGCCGGCCTCCACATCCCCCGACGACTTCCCACGGAGGTCGGTTGCTCCCCTTATCCAAGCTCCACGAAAGTGGCAGAAACCCTAACGGGCGCGGTCTAGTCAGTATTGAACCGTTGAGCGAAACAAATCTGATGACAAACGTTGAGAAGCTACGCGCTTTTGGTGCAGCGCGAAATTGAAC